AACTTTCCCATTTCTTCTGAGTGCGCTGTTGGCATTAATCCAATGTCTACTGAGTGGGATGAAATGATGGGATATGTAGAATCCTTTGGTTCCGATACATTATTTGCTGGTGATTATTCCAAGTGGGACACGACGTATGAAAAAGAGTTAGCTCACTCTACGTATTGGGTGTTAATAGAAATTGCTCGTTGGTTTGGATACAGTGAAGATGATATTCTTATTATGCAGGGAATTTCCACCGATTTGATGAATGTTGTACTCCTAATATTTGGCACTCTTGTTCGAGTAGTAGGTCCTAATGCTTCTGGTCAGAACATGACTACATATGTTAATAGCATAGGTAATTCGCTCAAAGCTCGATATGTTGCTTTTGAGATAGACCCATCAATAAGAGATTTCCGCTCAGAGTGTCATATTGCCACATATGGTGATGATATTATAGCGGGATGTAAGCCTAGTAGCAAGATTAATTTTAACTCGTATAGAGATTGTCTCGCTAGGTATGACATTAACTTTACCCTGCCCACAAAGGAGAGTGCTGATTCCTTTCCAAATTATCTACCTAGGGATAAGATGGACTTTCTCAAGAGAAAATCTGTGTTTATCCCGCAATTGGGGAGGAGTGTTGGAGCACTTGATACTAATTCAATCTGGAAGTCACTACTATATTATAATAGTAGTTCTTCGCAGACGGAATGTAGTATTCTAAAATCAACGATAGAGTCTGCAACTTTTGAACTTGCAGCACATGGGGAGGAATATTATAATGAATATCTCCCCTTTTTGGTAGAACTGGCTAAAGACATGGGGATATCCACTCCTATGTTGAGAACTAATTTTGATGATAAGATCAAATTATTTTCTAAAGCTCAAATATTGGACGATGATGATTACTCCACCCCTGTAGGTGCTTCGTCTGCCGGTACTCTTATAACGTTCACGTTGGGCTTATTACAGGGATATGCCCAACAACAAGGTTCTTCATTTATACCGGATGAAGATGCAATTAGGTATAACACATTAAATATTATAAAAAGTGATGACACTACTTTGAATGAGTCCGAGAGACCAGTGGATTCTGGCACAAAAGGAGACACAACTCCGATAAATGAATATAAACCACATGCTGAGACTATTTCCACGGGGGATGCACCAGCTCAAACTACTGCAATTTCTAATTTTAGTATGGGAGATGACGGTGAGGCCATCCAAGAGAACCAAACACAAGATCCTACTAAAGACATAGGGGTTACACCAGATGTACCGATAAGTGATTGGTTTGCTCGTCCTGTGTTAGTATCCACTAATACATGGTCTCCAAGTGGGTCTATTACTACTAGCTTCGATCCTATTTCATCTTACTTTGGAAATGCAGAAGTGTCTACAAAGTTGAGGAAATTTACTTATATTACTGGAAAAGTGCATGTTAAGGCTGTAATAACTGGTACCGCGTTTCATTTTGGAAAAATGATAATGGCGTACGAGCCCTATGGGGTGGTGGGGCGTGGTCCCCATTTCACCCAACTAACATGCTTGCCACATATTTGTATATCTCCCGGTGATGATGCTGGCGGCACCATATCATTTGATATTATGCATCAGTATAATTCCATAGATATCACAGCTTATGGTTATGCTCCAAATGTTGTTTCTAGAATATGGTTAGACACAATAAACCCTCTCCGTGTATTGGGTTCTACTACATTACCCTGTACATTATTAGTTTATGTATGGATGACTGATGTTAAGTTGCGCATGGCTACTAGTGCTATCCCTGATGGCACTATTACTTTCCAAGCTCAAGCTGGTGAAAATGAGATGAAGTCGAAAGACGCTCCTTCCACTCTATTTATGTCAAGGATTTATAATTTACCAGTATTGGGTAGATACATTAAGGCATCAATGGTGGCACTGCAAGCTGGATCGGATATAGCGACCTTATTTGGATATAGTAAACCTTGTGTTTATCATGATGATGTAAGAGCCATACCGACCTTTACTGGG